CGATCTCATGCCCTCCATCGCCTTCGTCTGAAGATTGACCATCTGCTCTACGCCGGACATTGCCGTTTGTAGTGCTTGCGCCTGAGAAACGAGAACCTTATCGCCTTTCTTGACCTCGCTGTTTAGTGCGGCATACTTGTCCTCGGCTGATGATGCGTACTGAACGGCCTTGTCGAAATTCCCGGCAGCGATTGCCTTCTGCGCCATTGCCGCATATTCGCTTGCCTCGGCCTTGAGGTCTTGCCATGCCGAATACTCGTCCATGCCGGTGCGGCCCATCGAGCGCAACCGTTCAGCACCGCGCAGTTGATTGTCTGCTATAGCATCGTTTATTTCTTTGACTCTGTCGGCGTGTTCTTTGTATTTATCTTCAAGTCGCTTTAACTCGCCACCGATTGCCTCGGCAGACCGAACCTGTGCATCAAGCGCACCGTCACCGGCTCTCATCCACGGATCGACATAGTTTTCTTTCAGCACCGCTTCAATATTGGCCGATACCTTCATATCGCCCATTAACTCGCCGGTATTCCAGTGTCTGTTGCCCTGGATAACATCGATAATTTTTTGAAAGGCGTTTGCACTTTCTTTGTAACTTCGTGCGCCCTGCTGGAATGACCCTACCGTAAGCGGTGTATTCTGGTTGAGTCGCTCAAGTTGTTCATTGAGCAGAATGACACCGCCAGCAGCAGCACCGCCCTTCATGCCCCATTTCATTGTTGCAGCGAGTATTAGCGGAAGTTCCTTGAATCCAGGTGTCCCGGCAACCTCGGACATTTTCTGTATGGATTTGACAAATTCTATTGTTCCGGTGACTGCGGCGTTTATGTCCTGCCCCCATTTTTTGATTGCCGCATCATCCATCGATTTTTGAAATGCCTTGATGGATGTCGTTATCTGGTCAACGATGGTGTTAAAAGACGGCGTAAATAGTTTGCCGAGAATGACTTGTGTATCAGAAAAGTACCGCTTGAGGCTGTTCCACTTCTTAAGCGGCGTATCCATTGCCGCCTCGTAGGTGCCGAGAATCTTCTGACCTTCTGCAAGTACAGCGTTTGTCCGTGCTTGCGTCTTTTCGTAGGTGGTAAGCTCAGATGCAGAAACACCTAATTGCTTGGCAAGTTTCTTATATGATTCTTCAAAGTTTACATTGATACCGATATTGCGGAGGACTTCTACCTGTGCTGATTGGATGCCATGAACAAGTTTTGCGTATGCCTGTGAAGAATCAATATTACCGATGACAGCGGCGTTTTGTGCTACTCTGGCAAGGTCTGTTGATTTGCCTAAATCAATCTGTGCCTGTACCAGTTTGGTGATATTCTGGCGGCTCTCGATCATCGAGATACCGGTTTTTCTTAATGCCTGTTCGTGCTTGTTTAGTTGGTCTGTCGAATACCCGGCCTTCTTACCAACGGTCACCATTGCAGCGCCGAGCGTGTCATACCGGCCAGCCGCCATCGTGATGTCTTTAACAAACCGCCCGACCTCACGAGCACCAAAGACCGCCGCCAGTGATACCGCCGCTTTCTTGGCAAACCCGGCAATATCAGTCTGCGCTTTCTTCAGACCACGAGTATCTGCATCGACCTTGGCATATAATGTGCCTATATCAATCGCCATCACGCACCATCAGTTTGAGTTTTGCGGCCATTTCTTCGGCGGTCTGCGGCTTCTTTTCTTCGCCGTCTGGGAAGAAATCAGATGGTACATACCGGTGCGGCTTGCCTTTCTTTGAATCATGAAATATCGCGGTCACGGCATTCATAATCGTTGAGCAAATCATCCCAGTACGCAGGTTGTCCATCTCTGTGCCGAATGGTTCCAGCTTAAAAAATGCTTCCCATTCGGCCATCTGTGAGGCGGTGAGTGCGTCAAGCATGTGGTCAGGGTGAGCAAAGCCTAACCGTTGGCAGAGTCTGAATTGGTGCCGTCTTCGGTGACGGCTTCGGAGTTTTTTGCTATCTCCTCCACATCGTCCTCAGACAGACCCGACAGTTTCATTGCCGCATCTGCGATCCTGCCTATCACTTTGCTCGATTGCTTCTGTAAATCCGGCACATCAAGGTTGGTAAACAGCCGCTTCCCTTCTTCATCAACGGCGCAGATTGAAACGACAACCGCACGCAGTCCCTTCATCTTGCCTTCTTCCCGTGTGGCAAGAACGAACTCGTCAAACTCATCACGCTGCGCTGCGGTCATCTCCTGCACCGTCACCACACCGCCCCACTCTGGCACGTTTACATCTTCGGTTTTTGGTGTTCTCTTTTTGAGAAAATCTTTCTTTGTCAATCGGTTCATAATGTCTCCTTCCTGGTTGTGGAAACTGGACGGTAAACCAAAGCGTCAACCGTCATGGTAAAATTTTTTAGCTCGATACCGAAATCGAACCTGATACCTTGATGGTACACGGTGAGGTGACTTTATCGTCGGTGGTCACGCTCGATCCGAGTGCAGTCACAAACCCGGCAAATTCAAAGGTGGTCGCGCCGCTGTCGGCCAGGACAATCTGATAGTTGACCAACGAACTTGACTCAAAGTCGGTTTTCATATCGAGATAACCGTCACGGGTAAAGTTCATTTCAAGCGAAACCTCGCCGCCGTCACGAAATGAGCCGATAAACTCACGGTATCCGCCAGTGGAATCAAGAGAGGTCACGTCGATTGTTTCACGGCTCATATTCGGGCCATCAATCGAATTGACCTCGGCAATGGCTGCAAAGACCTCAGTAGATGCGCCGTTGCCACGTTTGAAAACTGTTCCTACTCCTGCAAATGCATCACTCATGGTGTGTCCTCCTAAGTGCGTTTAATAGCCAGATGGCATGTAAAGATTGGTCTGTTTGTTTCGTCAAAGCCGATGCAACCCGGCTCGTTGATCTTGCGTACTTGTATATATTTCGTGCTGTTTATCGTCACGCCAGCGATAGCGTGAAGCTCATCGGTCACGGTCTGGATCAGTGAATATGCGGCCTGATAACCGCCGATTGTACCTCGGCACATAACCTGAATGCCTGGATTGCGTATATCGGTGGTGCTGGTGGCCGACTCAGGCGCACTCCCTGCACCGTCTATCAGCGCCACACACAACCCTGCGCTCTCTGGTATCTGCCCATAAAACAGGTTTGTACCGGCAACCAGCGGCACATCTGACGGCATATTTGCGACGAGGTAGCCGCCTAAATCTTCAATCGGACTTTTCATTAAAACCTCGCATGTTTGGCAAGCGTCCGTAATACCCTCGGTTTTGTTTCCTGCACGGCCTTGATAAGAAATTGACTCTCAACGCCCGGTGCGCTCCAGTTTGCCTCGCCCATTTCATGCACCCAATAAGCGTAATGAGCAGAGTATGCGACCACCGCCGAATAGCTATAATTTGCGCCTTCGACAACCTGCTTCATTTCGCTCTTTGACCGGCTGTGGTCGTTTGCCATTCTTGAAGCATCATCACCTGAGAAATTGCCGTTCTGCGTGTCCGGTTGCCAATCGGTGACCATAACGAAACAACTTGACCGCAGATTGCCCATATCAATCGGTGTGCGCTTGACCGAGTTGCCCTTGATGACGAGTCCGGCCTCCCACAACCCGGCTTTGGTGTGCTTGCGTATCTTGCCTATCTCTTTATTCAGATTACGCATCACTTGGTCGTATCCTTGCAATTTCATATCAGCCACGCCTTACGCAGATATTGGCTTGCTGTGCGGTCAGGTATCTTTGCATATCCATCAATGGTCAATGCGTTGTTGCTACCCGGCAGCATGTCGCTGGTCAGGTCGGTTAGTGTGCCAAGCATCATTCGGCCCTTTACCACAAAGTCGGTTTCTGATATGACATAGACTTTGCTGAGTTTTTCCTCATAGGAATCGTTTGTGCCAGACACGAATTTCTCTTGATTCTCTGTCCACCTGACGGCAACCTCTACCGGGTCGGCGTAGGTCATGCCACCCCATGCGTCAGCTTGTGGATTGCCCCAGTAAACGGCGGTTTGATTTAAGTATTTAGTCAGATTCATACTGTCGGCGTAGTCAGAAGGTTAAGCGACTCCATCGAGGCGGCAACAGCCACACCGTCCTTTGCAATCTTGCTCAGTGTCCCTGACGTATCAAGCATTATTGCCATTTGCCCGTATTGCGTTGATTCCAGGTACATGCCGGTCTTGCCCTGATAGGTAACCGACAAAACATCGACCTTCTCAGCTTGCACCCTCTGGTCTTTCAGTGAGAGAAAGTGTGCCGTCAGGTAGCGTTCAAT